ATGAAACGTGAAATAAAATTCAGAGCAAAAGCCATCTACCCATACAACTTTTTCAAAGGCGCATGGATAGATGGTTGTTATACAAATAGGCTATGGGGCGAAAAACTTGTCGATATGATAACTGATGGTGCGCATGAGATACCTATACCGATAGAGAAATTGAGGCAGTTTACCGGTTATTCGACAAGGATGGAAAGGAAATCTACGAAGGAGACATACTTGTATGCGGACAATGAATAGCTCTTGTATTGTGGAACAAAGAACTTGCTACATTCGCATTACAATTCGATTTTGAAAAAAAGTCGGCATGAGACCTTTAGGCGAATGGCATGCTATGACAGTCGTTAGTAATATTCACGACAACCCGAATTTGTTGAAAGAAAACAACCATGAGTAAATTAGAGCACATTGCCACAATTGATTACTGCTACTGGCGATTGGGAAAGTTGAATGAGGCTCTTTCCAAGCCTAAATCGACTATGGAACAGTTGGTTGATAAAGCCTGCGGTTATAATGAAGTAGAAGAAGTGAAAAAGGAAGCTATAACCCTTTTGGAACAGATTGTTGAAAGTAAAAAGGCTATCGGTGTGAATTATTCGGGAGATAGTAAGTTCCTTGATAAATTAAAGAACAAAGAAACGCATGAGTAAACTATACAAAGCAACCCTCTTCGGTAAATCATTCATTATAGGATGGTTCAGTTATGCAGATAAATGGTATCATAAATTTAGTATAATATATTGAACCAATGAGAAAAGCAGACAGAATAATCAGAGACAGACACTCCCGCATCCCGGACAAATACAAGAAGATTGACACTGCGGTCAACGGGGATGTAGAGAGCCTTGCCGAACAACACAAGGAAGTGGAAAGAAGGCTATTCCCTCTACGCCTTAACAAGACCACTGTTATTTACGTCACAAAAGACAAACAAAATGAAGCATATGCAGCGAAAGCACGTAAACGGATGGGGATAACAGAGCCAAAGAAACCTTTTGTCGACCCGCTTTCGGAAGAAAACATTACCAAGCTATACAAGGAAGAAAACATGCCGCCCCGCAGAATGGCTGAAATGTTGGATGTAAGTGTAAGGACGATATATCTAAGATTGGCTAAGTATGGACTTACAAAAGTTAAATGCAGATAATATGAAAGAGAATAATATTTTAAACAAAGAGATTTATGCAGAGGCTATGATAGCAGCCTCTAAGGTTGATTTCCTTGAAAGCAAGGATGAGATTAAGATGTATGCCACTTCGCTGTATAACGCGATGATATGGGGTAGAAAAGTAAAATATTAAGTTTTTTATTTGGTGTTATAGAAATTAGAGGTATATTTGCAGCGTTCAACTTTTATCCAAAGGCAAGCGGAAGCCTGCCATAAGCGGGCATTTTTTATGCTTGCGAGTTTGACGCTACAATATAGTGGCTGCCACCCCCATAGGTATAGTTAATGCTATATCTGCCTTTGGATAGGTTGAACAATGGGACAGGGCAGCCTTTTTCTTTGCCCTATCCGAAAAGCCGGATATGGGCAGGCTACCAGCCCTATAATGCCAATAAAGTTCAATAAATCTATGGCACAGTTAAATGGAAATTACTTAAACGGCACAAACATTGCTGTATTGGGTACGTCTGCTCACGAAACGAGCGAAATTATGGTTTACGAACACCCTCTATTCGGTAAAGTTCGCATGTTTATAAAAAATGAAAAGGCTTGGTTTTGCGGAATGGATATTGCAACCTCTTTGCAGTATTCAAATACGCGTGACGCTATCGCAAGACACTGTAAATCACAGGGCGTCGTGATTCACGACGTCATAGATTCAATGGGAAGAACACAGCAAATGAAGTTTATCAGCGAAGGTAACATCTACCGGCTAACCGCCAAAAGCCAAATGCCGAAAGCTGATGAGTTTGAGAGTTGGATATTTGATGATGTTGTCCCGTCAGTAATTAATACCGGGAGCTATTCTCTCCAACCCCAACTTCCAAATTTCAATAATCCGGCAGAGTCTGCGCGGGCATGGGCGGACCAATACGAGAAGAACCAAATGCTTTCTTTAGAAGTAAAGAAGAAAGAAGAGGAAAAACAGGCTATCATAGAGGAAACAAAACCAGCTGTAATATTCAAAGACTGCGTGACTGGCTCAGCTACAAACATTCTTGTAGGAGACCTCGCAAAACTCATTACCCAAAACGGATATAACATCGGAGAAATAAGGCTTTACGACTGGATGGTAGAGAACAAATACCTTATCAGAAAGCAAAGATACAGCAAGTCGAAGGATAAATACATAAATGACTATATGCCCACACAGCGGGCTATCGAAATGGGATTGTTCTTTGTAAGGGAAAGACCCATAGTGTCAGGTGATAGTCCCATATTCATAAAACATACATGTTATGTGACCGGGAGAGGACAAGTATATTTCTTGAATAAGTTTAAAACATTAATAGGAGCATAATTATGAAAAGAGATGCAAGAACTCCGTTTTATGACATTATGTGCAGGGTAGAAGAAGATTGTACCTTAGCTATCTATTTTAATAAAGTTATTAACGAACTCGATATAGTAAAGATATTATTTGCTCCAAAAACATTTGAAGATACCAAGGAAGAAAATAGAGACTTTGCTGAACGGTTTTATCAGAGTTGTTTATGGGAACTGTGGTTTTATCGCTCTTTATCAAGGCTTCATGAATGGGATGATACCCTCAATAAATACTTTTCTGAATACGAAGGGAAGTGGAAATTTTATGCTTGTTCAAAAAGGATTGAATCTATCAACGAATATGGAGGTGAAGAATCAGATTACAATGAGGACGGCAGCATAAGAACTTTAAACCTAACCGAAGATGATTTGAGACATCATACAGCTCTTGGTGAAATGGTGCAAGATGATTGGAGGGATATTGTGCAAGAAACTACCTGTGCCGATTTACAGTACATGATTTCTTGTTTGAAAACTCATGCAAGTTTTTCTTTATCCGATGCTTTTAAGGAATGTTTCGGAAAAGAAATTGCTACTTATAAGCAAGATGAAAACGGCAATATGGTTCCAATGAGTTTTGCGGATAAGGCTATGGATAAGGCAGTAGAGCAATATACGGCTGACGGAATGGCTATTGGTATTACATTGGTTTGCGAATTTATCCAACGCATAATCAGGGATATTAGGGCAATGGATAAGTTCAGTGACAATAGAGACAAACTTATCCAAATACACAAGGACGTAAGAAATATCCTTGATTTTAACCTCGATGAAGTTTCCTATGTAGAGGAAATGCTCGAAGAGGAACGTAAAAACAAATAACATCAAGCTTTGCTCGCTTTATAAACGAGGTGGGCAAGCTTTATTCAATTCGTTCCCAAACTACAAAATTATAGTTTGGCTGATTTACAACGAATTACATTTTAAATAAAAGACTAAACAAATATTCATCATGGAAAGAAATACAACACCCGCTAAGAAGAAATACGACCTTAGCGCAATAGACGAATTATTCAAAGACTGCATATCTCCCGAAGAATTACGGGAAGAGCTTATTGAACTGGCTTTTGATTATGTGCAATACGTAGATGACGGGAATACAGATTTTGTCAAATCGAACATGAGCACCATATATGTATTGTGCTGTGCCCTACAAAAAGTAAAAGAATTAGAGACACCAAGCTAATACCCTCACCAAAACAGCAAGCGGTATAACCCAATGGAGAACCCGTTCAAAGCGTTCTAAACGTTCCATTGGATAACTTGGAAAAGGCGGCAATAGTCCATGTAAAGGACATTGTCCGCCAATTCAAGCAGTTCATCTATGTAATCCCTTTTTCGCATCACGTTCAAGTTTTCTACGTTGTTGGCGGTTTATACCATTTGCTATGGCAAGGCTGTTCAGCGTCTCTTTCTGTTCGGGAGAAAGCATGTTATATACTTCTTCCCGTGATTTGCCTGATAAAATGGCTTGTACTATTTTCCACATAAGCTACGTCTACAATGTTCACACAAAAATTTCTTCGCCACCGGGAACATCTTCTGTCCCACATATCCGCTAAGGTACTGCGCCTCTTCTCCATACGGGTCGATGCCGAACGCCCGTGAGATATGCCGACATAGATGCCCCTTTTCATGGTCGAAAGAGTTTTGAAACTCTGCCGGGGAAGAGGTAAGGGCTATAACCATTACGGTCTGCCTGTTTCGGATATTAGAGTAAGTGATACCCGTATTCAGATTGCAGGAGCGCATGTTCTTATAGGCATTCGCCAAATCCATCCCCCTGCATCCTACCCGCTGAAGGTCGGCGATGATACGGTCGGTATAATAGCAGTCCACCGCATAATATACCCTTACTTCCCAATCATAATCCGGTATGTAAAATTCCTGTATTATCATAGGCTACATCATCTGTTCCCACATGATAGGATTGCCGGAGCCTATGCAGTCGGCATAGAACCGCGTAAAAGGCATTCCATTGTAAGCGTCCACATCATCTATGTAATCCTTAATGAACAATGCGAGATGGGCTTCGTCAGTGATAGAACTTTTGTAGTAATCCGACTTCGCCATGTTTGCCACGTAAACGCTGTCGTACCCTGCATCCTTCTCCAGGTTTATACTGTACTTTTTAAGAAGCTCCTCTACCTGCTCTTTGCTGATTGGCTCCAGCTTTTCTTCTTTACCCGTAGATTTGTTTTCCATCTTCATGCGGGAAACAGCCCATAGGCACATCTTCTTGCTGAAATGCCATCCGTACTGGCTGAGATAGTCAGCCATTGCAGGCGGTATTCTGTCGTATGTATCTAATCTTTGTTTCATATTTTCCTGATTTTAAGTGATTGGCAAAAGAGGGGAATAATCCCCTCTCCATTACATGAACTCTCCGTTGGCGCGTCTGCGTCTGCGTTCGCCCATATCATCACCGTAAGGCTGTGAATCGCGGCGTTCGCTGTAAACCGGATATTCCGGGAAGTAACCCGGCATACGGCGTTCGCCCATATCTGAGCCGCCGCTATAGCTTCCACCGCGTGAACCACCGCTGTTACGATAGCCCATTTCACCGCCCTGCATCTCACGCATGGCTTTCTCGTAACCATAACGGCAACCCTCTCTATAGGCTTCTTCCATAGGATTACCGCCTCTCATACCGAAGTCACGGTCATATTCTCCGCGTCCTTCTTCCAATATTTCCCACATTCCCATATTATTTCTTTGTTTTAGATGTTTCAGCAACTCCGAGCTGTTCCATAAGCCGTTTGTTCAATTCCATAAGGTCGGACATGTTCTTGCTCATTTCCGCCATTTGCCCTTTCAGAGAGGATATTTCCTGTTCCTGACGTTGTTTCTCTGCAAATTCAGGGTTCAAGAGCGTCAGCATCTTGTCACATCCCGCAATAACGGAATTGTGGAAGTCCATGCTATTGATGATGTCTATGCTTTTCTGTTTCATAGAAGCGACCTCGTTATTCATCGCATCACGAGAGCATGACACTACGATATTACCGTTCTGTCCGAAGTCGGCTATATCCATGCCAGCAGGTAGATTTTGGAAAGTCGTGTTCTGCCCGTTGATACAGACAACGACATCCACAACCATTTCCATTTGGGGCAACTGTCCCATAGGGGATGCCATAGGATATTTCGGCTTGGGAGCGGAAACGCTGACTACCGGACCGTATTCGATAAACGGGTTAGCATCCTTATGAAGTATATACAACTGGTTATTGGTACGAAGTGATTGAAACATATTGGTTTGATTTTAAAGGGGAGTGGCTATTTCCATTTTGGAAACAACCACAAAGCCCCATGTTAACTACTTGCTCTTTTGAGCGGTTGCTTCTGCTGTCGGAGTCGGTGTCGATGCGGTTGTCGGACGATACCCACCGTTAACAAGGAACAGTTCGTTGGTGTACTTGTTATAGTGAATTTCGTAGATACCCGTTCCGGCAAGGTTGCCGACAGTCACCGGCTCATTGTTGTAAGCCAGCAACGGTCTTGTATCCCCGTTAGTCCCTATCAGTATCGGGAGTGTAGCAGTCGTGCCGGCTGGTATCGCCTGGCGGAGACTGACATAGAAACCGCCTACATAGCTTCTGTTACGGAACGCATGGTTAGGAAGTTCCAAAGTCACGTTCTCCGTGCCGACCGTTACGGCTACCGTAGGAAGGGTATTGAAATTAGCCCTTCCAATAGTAGGGAACAAGAAAGGAAATCCTGTAAAAAAGTTAGGCCACATAATTACCCCCTTTCTTACCGGAATTAACCCCAGTAGTTGTTACAACCACAACCGCTACGTCCATACATTGCATCACCGGCGTAAGCACCGAAAGCCGCAGCACGGAAACAGTCTGTGTTGATGGCTTGAATATTAGGGTAAACAACCGGAACAGTGTTAGGCATCTTGCATTTTATTCCATCGACATCGGACTGCAATGCCTGCAAGCCTGCTGCCAAAGGAGCAATCTGTTGTCCTACTGAATTCAGGATAGTAGCATTCTGGTTACGTTGGGAGATTTCAGCAGTCAAAGTGGCTTTTTCTGCTGTAAGAGCCGCAATCTTGTCCTGCAATGCCTGGTTCTGCATGGCGTCCAGCTTTGCAAGGATAGCATTGGTATTGGCGGTCGCACCGTCACGCAATGAAAGTGCATTCTGATTGGCTGTGTTGACAAGCGCGTTGGTCTGATTGCACATCGCAAGCTGGTTCTCATAGCCCATTGTGGTAATGGCGTTCTGAGTCTTGCAGCAACAATCTGCAATCTGAGTAAGAACAGCCTGATTTCCGGACTGGAATGCGTTGATGATTTGCTGGCTTGACATGCCCACCTGATTGCCAACATTGGCGATAAGTCCTTGGATGTTGCACAAGGCGCTCTGTAACTGTTGGGTAGAGCAGTTCAAAGAAGAAGCAAGCTGGTTGATGGCATTGCCATTGCCCTGAATGGCTGACATCAGGTATTCACGACCGACATCACCGTTAAGCTCGGCAGGCAGACCTCCACCATTGCCAAAGCGGTTGCCGAAGCCGTTGCCGCCCCAACAGAACCACAAAAGGATAATCCAGATGAACCACCACGAGCCGCCCCATTGGTCTTGGCTGCCACGTCCCTGGTTCAGTAAAGCGAGAAGTCCGGGGTCTACACCCTTGCTTCCCATCAAGTTGGGCAACATAGCCATGATGTCGAATTTGCTTCCGCCACCATTTCCGTTGTTCCCGTCTTGATTGAAGACATACGTTCTTTCCATAGAGATTTATATTTTGTATTACGGTCAAAATCAACCGCATCACAAAAGTATAAATACGCAATCTGCCATGAAATCAGTTGTTTCCCAACGCTTTCCTAATGTTTTCCCAATATATTCTCAACATTTTCCCGCCTTCCATGCGTTCTTGGAAATTGGAAATCATGTAGTTTATCGCGCGTTTGGTCTTGTGAATTTTAGGAGCTATCTGTGAAGGATACATTCCCCTTTCGACAAGCAACTGTACAAGCAAATAGCGGGCGTCTACGGTTTCCGTATCCTTATCCGAAGATAGTATTCGGCTGGCGGGTATTTCGGTCTCCTGCGCCACGAGATTAATTGTTTCGGCAAAGATTTCTGACTTACACATAGTTTTTCTGAATTTTATATTTATCTTTGCCCTGCCACATAAAATATTTGATTATATACGAACAAAGCATAAGATACCGTGTTGAAGATATTAAAGCCTCCAACGTGCGGTGTCTTATGCTTTTTTCAAATTTTTATGTGGCAATAATTATTTGAACGTTGGGGGCTTTCTTTTTACTCTAAGCCCCGAAAGAGTGTCAGCTACAAGCCAACTTCTACATCGTTAATTTCTTTCTTATCTTTATGGTGAGCCAAACAATTACGAATAAAACACATGTCAGATTTATCGAAATGCTGGCACCACCGTAATTGATTTTAAACTTTTCCCACCATGACAGTTCCCTCTCTACCGGATAAGGCTTGGGCACTTCAATCCTTCTTATCTTTTCGATAAAATACGGCATTTTGACTGTTACCGTAGCATGAGGATAAATGCCCAATGAATGGTTCAATATCCCGTTGCTAAATGAAGCATAGCTGTAGGCATACGGATTGCGAAGGAATGACGTTGTATCGGCAACAGATACGCTGTCCTTGTACGGTATCAGCTTCTCTTGAAATGTAGTGTCATGGTATATTATGCTGTCAAGAACCTTTGTTTCAACGGGCATATAAACAGTCCTCGTTCTACAGGAACACACCGTCAACACAAGAAACACTATATACACTAACTTCTTCATAACTTCAACAGATAATGATTAACAACCACGCCTGCACATATTGCGACAGCTCCACACAGCAAGTCTATTTTGTTCCACTTGCCGTTATAGTAGTGGCAACGGTCGCTGTTCTCCTTGATAAAGAGCATCAGCAGTGCAGTACTGCCACCGAATACTATGGCGGTGGATAGATAGACCACCGCACCTAAAATGTTATTTTTCATATTATAAATAATTAAACAATTAGTAAAGCACTATACCGTAGCTCCATTGGCATCTGTCCATGAAGAACCGTTCCACCATACAGGCTTATTTATTGTCTTATCGAAATAACAGAACCCAGCCAAAACATTTTGTGGTCTTTCTCCTGTTATCCCTGACCTGACAACAGAAGACGGAGTACCGCTTGCATCCAACCATGATTTTCCATTATAGGTATATGTGTTTCCATCAACTACTACCATATCGCCTATTATCCATTCTCCATATTGAGGTATTTCTCTTAAATAAGCGATACTGTTAATGCCGTTCTTTATATACTTAGAACACTCATTGTATTTATCTAAAGAGGAAGATAATGTTTTAAAAATACGGTTGTTCAAGGCATTACCGGTGTCAAAAAACAGATAACCATCCTCTCCATTGTCCCAATATTCATTGACTGTATGAAATTCAAAATTATCTAATCCGAGAGAATATTTGTAATCTATTACATCCTTATTTTTGTGATAAAAAAGCAACGTTCCATAATGTATGTCACTAAAATCCTTAGACAAACATATTGTCGCAATATATTTCTGCTCTTCAAACGGTTTGGGAGTAGCATTAAAAACCACTTCGTTCAGTTTAACGCCTGCCTTTCTCATATCATCATAAAGGTAAAACACATCATATTTTGAACCGGACAAATCCCTTATAGCCAAATCCGATTCAAACCATGCAGGCTTTGCCGTGATACTATTTAACTCAGAAGTGTAACCATGTGGCTGGCAGATGTCCGTATACCTGACATTTGATAGTAAACACTCACCGACTGTATTAAAAAATTCTCTGTAGGATGAAGACTTTACCCTTGTGTTGTTTAGAATAATCTTTGGAGCGGTATCACATTTTGCATTATCCCAAAAAATATCATAAACAGTTTTAGGTATTAGTCCAAAATCCAGATGCAATGAACCGGCAACAATAACATCATTAAGAACTAATTTGGATAAAGCACAAATCTTATTCCCATATAGCATGTAATCCGTATCATCAGCTATAGTTATCAAGTTCCTATTATGTTTCCATATCTTTGAAGCAACCATAGTCAATGAAGAATTAGTCAGTATATACCCTTTGGCCTCTTCGTCATGATGATTGATTATCACACCCTGACTTCCCCGCAGTTCGAAACCGCAGTTAACGCAATTAGATGCGACAAATCCCTGGGAACCTTCTATCTTTATCTTACATCCATGGATACCGTCCAACCTACAGCCATCACCTTTACCGATAACAATATCGTCAAATTTCCGAACTTCATTACTCAGTTCAATATCATGTATATTTTTAAAGTCAATATAGTTAACATTATTCGGAGCATCTTCGATATATCCGCCATAGGTTAATAAAGTATTTGACAGTTTAATTGCCTTTACATTGGAAATCTCATGATTGTCAGCAACAAACATAAACTTAGATCTTGTACCAAAAGAATCATTTATAACAAAATTCTTTATATAAGAGCCTTGAACTTTACCTGTATTGGTATCATCGTACATCCGGTTTTGGGAAGAAACAGAAAAACAAAAATCAAGGCTATTTATCGGAACAAGTATCGAACCATTAAAATCTATTGAAACATTTTTATCAACATAGATGGTCTCCTTTATAAAATAAAGTGTTGACCATGGGAAAACAATCTTAAGATTAAGGTTATAATGATTATCTGCTTTCCATTTATTTATCGTATTCAATACAAACGACAAATCATAACCATAATTTCCATCTTTTTCTATTGTAGGAAGAATACAGCTGGATAAATCCATGACAGCACTGTAGGCTCCGAACTGCACATCTTTAAATGTAAAATTTCCATCAACACCAAAATTCTCAATGTGAGCTTTTGAGTTAATTTTTCCATTGCTCAAACTACCGCCATTAAACAGTATTTTAGTCCTTCTGGGAAGATTTATGGTTTTACCATCTAAATCAAAATCATACTGTATGACATAAACTGTATTAGTACGGTCAAACATTTCTTGGGTAAGTATATTCTTACCGTCCATAATATTCCTGCGCAAGATTTTATACCCCATTCCCACATATATTCCAGGATTATAAGCACGGTCGGCGAATTTTAAAACACTTAAGCTTTCCCCTTTGTCTACAGACACAAGGTCTTCGTCGTCCGCAAGATTATTTATTGTACCGCCGCCACTCGCGTTAATAAATTGCTTGGTTGATTCGGACAGCATATCAGGAGTAACACGCTGGGAACTGAAATTTGAAATAGCATCGCTTTCAACTTCCTTTATTTTACTGATTGCTTCATCTCTAATGTCAGTCAATTTATCTTCATTTGATTTCCAGTTCTCGATATTTTCAAATGCTCCACCTGCAAATTCCCACGTCTCCACAAGTCCGCTATTGTTCAAGAATGACACTTTTAGCCCGGCTGTTCTTATATCTTCCGGAACTTGAACAATAGCACCTTCTAATGTATATTTATTGCCACTATCAATTCCAGATGAAGGATGATGAATGGAAACATTATACTCAGTTATATAGCTCATATATCCACCTTTTCCGGAACTAATGAAACTCTTTAGGACGTTAGGGGTGATAGATCCATTTTCTCTGTCTTCTTGAAATGGAAACTGCTCATTACCCGTCAAAACGTCTCTTTTGGGGAGTTGTCCAATTTGTTGTCCTTTTTCTATTTTCTCTTCCATACTACTATTTATTTTTACTTGTAAGCAATATCGGCTCTTCATTAGCCAACAACAATGGAGCGTCATTGGCTAATAATAAATACCCTTCGTCAGGAAATGGATGCGGCTTATTTCCGCCAGCACCGGGAAACCCTATGGTAAGTATGCTAATTACGGGAATGCCGATTATAGGAATGCTGATGTGAGGGATAGTGATTGGTTTCATAAGGCTATCCCTCTTTAATCATTTTCGCTTCTGACACTTTCGTAGCACTTCTTATTGTAATTTCCATACCTGCCGCTATGCCAATAAGACGAAATATCACATTGGAAGGACCTAAGGCTTGATTGGCATTTGGGGAAAGCGGGATAGGATTCATGCCCTCGATATTGGCAAATACAGTCACCATTCCGCCCTTGTTCTTTATCTGTATGGTAACGGGATTACCGTCACTGACAAACGTTGCGTAATACGCTGTTTTGCCTTCTTCTTTTTGAAATGATAAAACTTCTGCTGCCATGATGTTTACTTTTTAGAGTTATTCAAATAGTTCACAATTCCCTGCACATGCAAGTCCACTATTGCCCGCTTCCCCTCTTCCGATAATAAGAAGCCAACATCTTCCTTATTGTCTTGGAATAGGTTCTCTGTAAGGACTGCCGGGCACTTCGTGTGCTTCAAGATGTAGAATCCGCTTTCCTTATCAGGGTCGCCATCCGTCATATCCTTGCGTATCTTCATACCCGGCAAAAGTCGTCCGGCTACCGCATATAAGCTGTCAGCTAATTTATCGGCTTTCGTCTGACCTGCCGAAGTCCACGCTTCCCAACCACGTGCCTGCATCCATTCAGAGCCGCTTCCCGCTGCATTACAGTGGATAGATACGAGGATTGTGTCACTTGCCTTGTATTCGTTCGCCCTACGGCAACGCTCCGATAGAGGAACGTCTATTTCCTCTTTGACGATACGTTCTGCGTCAACACCTTGTTTGCGCAATTCGGCTTCCAAACGTATGGCAATCTCACGGGCATACGCATACTCTTTCAATCTTCCGTCCGGTGAACACTTGCCCGGAGTGTTACTTCCGTGTCCGTTGTCAATCAATACTTTCATTCTGCGCGTCCTCCTTGAAATATTTGTCATAAACTAAACGAGCCACCCATCCGGCAACAACACCGACACCGAATGATACAACAGTAGTCAGGTTCACCCAAAACGGTGTGTAGTGCATGTACAGCATAACTCCCACGATGATAGCGATAACAATCGCTGCGATAATCAGTTTCTTTTTCATTTTGTTACTCCTTATCTTTCATTCAAATTGTGATAAAATTCTAATCTTATATTCGCATAGACCGACTCTACATTCGTGTATGCCCTCCCGTTGTTCGCTCCGTTTTCATTGTAAATCTCCGCTTCAACGGCTTTGGCAACCTGTTCTATCCATTTCCTTTCCGTGTATTCGGAAAGCCTGTTCCCACGATACGAAAAGCAGTCAAGTTTTGAATTCCTGTCCTCGTGTATGTTTGTAAGCAATGTACGTATCTTTCTTGCAGTAGCTTCCTTGTCTGATATATGGTTTTCTTCACGTACTTTCTTGATAATACGGCACACCTTCTCAACGGAAAGGTCGAAGAATACATTGCTTAGCGTTTTTATACGCAGCTGCGTTTCGGGCATGAGACTTTCCGATAGCACGTTCAACCGCTCGTTCTGCGCACGGGTTTCTTCCAATAGCTGCCTCATGGTGTCCTTATAGTCTTGGTTTATCTCTTTCTGTGATGTCATAAGCTGGTTTACCATATTCATAAACCAACGGAAACACGCCACCATCAACAAGGCTGATAACACAAGGAAAAAACCTGCGGTTATAGCCATCATTCCGAAATCACTAATCCCCTTACTTGTTTGAAGGGCTGCATTTACAACTTCTGTACTCATCTTATCGTTATTTGTCAATTATTCATATCTTGCCGTAGTATCTGAACCATGCGCCCCATTTGCGTTCTTTCAAATAGTTAGGGTTGTCTTGGTTAAGTTTGGCTTCCATCTCAAATGCGCTCGCACGGTAAGCATTTTTATTGACCTTGCCGTCCCCAATCTTGCTGTCTGTAAACAAGTGGTACACGAAGCTCACAAACCATTCTGCCAAATAAAGAATGTAGTAGAATAGCGGGATAAGGAGCAACCACCACGCACTGACATGGAATGACAATAATACGGACGGGATAGCCGCTATCTCCATACACTCGAAGAACTGTTTCTGATGTGTACGTTCATGGCGTATGGTCGCTTCGGACAACTCTTTCAGTTTCGTAAGGATGAAGCCGAAGAGCATGATTGTTGTGTAGTCGCCAAAGAGGATGAGTTTGGCAAACCAGTTTTCATAAAATACTTTTACTCTCATAATCAAAAAAGTAAACACTTTGTTATTTTATTAATATTATTGTTTTACGCATTCATTAGAACACAACCCAAACCGAAAATCCCTGTACTATCTGCAATATCAAATACACTATCGCCATTATTAACGACAGAATCAGTTATTTCTGTAACAAAATTATTGGATATAGACACCTTTTGTGTAATAGCTCTTATTGGAGTATTATCTTCATTAAAAAGACTAATAGCAGTAGGTGCTCTAAATGAATACCATTCGATATATTGTTTTTTTATTTCAGTTCTTACTGAATCTCGATATAAATAAATAGGGATACTACTAAGATTGCAAATAAGAACAAGTTGTATATTAATTTCTTCATGTACTAAATCATCTGCAAATGTAATATTATCAACAAGTTGTTTAATATCAAATTCTTTGCCTGCAATCAGCTTATCTCCAGCAAATAGCCCTGAGGTCAATTCTCCTATTTTTAACATAATCATTATCCTTTAATCGGTTACACAATATGCTGTATTGGCATCCTTAGAGCCAATAGCATCGTACTCGGCAGCGGTTTTCTTGGTGAGGGTGGTGAGGTTGTCGGAAACGAGTATATCTTTTACTACGAAAAAATTTGTAGCATTTGAATTCAATGCAATAAAAATTCTTTTTGTAACTAAGCTAATATTATTTGCATCGGCAATAGAAGTATAAGTATAAATAAACGAAAGTTCATAAGCTCCATTATCGGGATTGCAATATGTGTGACTCGTACTTACTTTAAAGATTTCTTTTTCTGTAATTTTTAGGAATAAAATATTATCACTTAATAATCTCTGTATAATATTTTTAAAATTATCAATGCTTCCAAATACAAGATTTATTTTTGATTCGGCTTCTCCTGCTTTAACTTCTTGATTTGAAATCAACTGTATATGAGCTTCATCTGTAATCGTAAGCATAATGTGTTTATCATCCACATACTTCTTCGTTGCAGGCTGGTAATCGCCCGTAGGGGTGAATGATGAAGTGTTGGTCTTGGTAAGAACATCGGATTTTTCAGGAACTTCCGCCCAATTCCCATTCTTACGACCGTATGCCTTTCCATCAGTTGGCGCTTCATCTATGCCGCCTATCTTCCCCTGACTTACCCATTCGCCGTTCACCCATGCGTAGTAATCATAAGGGGCTTCCGTACCTACAGCCATGAACCCGTCAACTGCCGAACCATCGGGAACAGCGGATTTCAAGGCTTCAAGGGTGGCGTATTCTCCAGCCACACGGAAAGAGCTTCCCGGTTCACCCTTGCAATAAATATCCGTCTTATCGAAGCTTTCCGTATCCTTGTTGTACACATAGACATAGTGGTCTTTGCCGATGTATGTCGGATTGTTGGCAATCTTTTCGGCTTCCTGGGCGGCTACATTAGCGGCTGTGGCTTTTTCTTCGGCATTGGATGCAGCGTTGTTTGCGGATTGGGTAGCCGCTTCTGCTCCTTCTTTAGCTGCGTTGACATCGGATGCAGCTTGTGCCGCCAGTCCTGCTTTCTCATTGGCGGAATTTGCGGCTGTCTGTGCTGCTGTGGCGTTGCTTTCTGCTTTAGTAGCGGCTGCATTTGCTTTATCGGCAGCTTCCAAAGCGGGAGCGGCTAACAATTCAAGTGGGGCACGTACAATCTTCGGCATGTCCTTCCCCTCTACTTCTTGATATGCGGGCAGAGATGTGATACCGTCCAAACTTTCCGCTTCCGGCACATCGCCAACACCTTGTGAACCTTTTTTTAGCTCATCTTCTATTTCTCGTAAATCCTGTTCTGTCCAAGCCATAACGCAAATTATTTATTTAGTATTTCGACAGAGTCATTGATTGCATTGTCAAATATCTGTTTCATTTCTTCTGTCGTCAATTCATTATTCTCCCTAAAAGAAAGTCCTAAAACACCATTGGCGGAAACATTGTAGAACCCCACAATAGTATCTCCCTTTACTATATTGGCTGTCATAGCACTAACTTTTTCAGATTTGTCTACAGACATGTTGTATTTGATACGTATGTCATCAGAAACTCTTGTTGTTCCTTTTTTATTAACATTTGTAATTTCCATTATTTCCCCTCAATTAAATTAATTACTTGTACATAGCCGCCGGGATTAAGGGAGGTAACTGCCTCTTTAATCATGGCTGCTTCTTCGATATTTATCTCCATTTCTTCCATAGATTTGTAAACACGTATGCTTAAGTCGTACGCCATAACTTTTTCTTCCGGCTTAGCATTTACTTTCTTTTCAAGCCATTTCCCGCTAAATAACAATGCGGAAACTACATTTTTAATTAATTGCGGAGCGCCATTATCTTCTATAATAACTTCTCCTTTGTAGTTTTTGAAGGGTTGATTAAAATTGATTTTCATATATTTGTATAGTTAAAGTGTTTAATAATATCTATCTACAGAACCATCGGAGTTGTAGAAAGTCAACCCTTTTGCTGATAGTTTACAATAAGGCGATGTAAGTCTTACAAAATCTCTTAATATTATATATCCACCGTAAGTGTTGGATACTGTTTCAGTCCCTATCTCAACAGTAGTATCTACTCCTGAATTGATACGAAATCCATAACTGTCTATCTTCATTACAGCTCTCCCGTCAATCAATCCAGCTTCTAAGGTATTTACCTTTATAAAATTAGAGTTTAAGTATCCGCCAGTGATTATGGTGCTTCCTAATTGAGATGCCTCAACTGCATCTTTGTATGCAAGTCCGCCAAGAGAAGACGATGAAACTTTCTCATTAATAGTGCTTTGTAAGGAACTATTCAAAGAGTCAAATGTAACAGCTCCGGATATATCTATTTTTTCTGCTTTAATCTTAATTCCTTCATCTCCTAAATTTATAGCAGCTATAACTCCATTTTTGGGAGTATATGCCTCTAAATTGATTTTATTGGCATTTATAACTATTCCTTCATCACTGACGTTTATAGAATTAATGATGTCGTCCTTTTTAACGAATAATGAAATTTCATCATTTATTCCGTCAATTTTAATACCCAACTCTTTTACGCTGTCTCCGATTTCGGAAACAGACAATTCAATGCTATCAGCCCGCTGCTCAATCTGTGAGAACCTTTGATTGTTGCTTTCCGAGAGTTCTTTTACTTCCAACCTGATACTTTCCGCAGTCTGCTTTATTTCGGAACTTAATTTAGTATACAAATCCTCGAATGCGTTTTCGGCAAGAGCCAGCGAATGTATGTATATATCCCCCGTAAATTTCAACTCAAAGTCTCCCGTTCCATCCCATGTGCCGGAATATTCTTTCATTACGTATTCCTCGCCCGGTTCAAGACGTTCGGTGAAATGCAGGTTCTGACCGGGAAATCCTATTGTCAGCGTTCCGGCTGTAGCTACCTTATACCGGAAAGAGATAAAGAACTTTCCTGGTTCTTCTCCTTCCTCATAGGTCGGCTTATTGGCTAAGTCCGCATTTGACTGTTTTATTCCGGAAGAAAGAATCCGAAGCACGTTTCTGTCCCCATCTCTGATAATGGCAGCCATGACATCCTTGCGGGAATAGAACTTGTCGTTAACCAATAAGAACTTTCCGTTTACAGTAAAGAAACGAACATCGTTCTTTGTCTCCCAACCGTTCGTATTGCTTGCAAATGATGCGTTATACAGATAATTATCCTTTGCCTGTACCTCGTCAAGCACTTTGGAGATTTCAGAGTAAATCAAGTCTTCCAGTATCTTGAATTGGGTCATAATGTTTATTCCCGTTTTCAAGATAAAGTCTCCCATGAACTTGTTGCCTTGCGGACTGATAACCGTCACTTCCTTACCTGCTAAAGAATAAGAATTTATTCCTGCATACTGGTGGATACTCGGTGCATCATCGCCATATACGGACAAGGTGATTGCGTTCTGACGCTTCTTGTCTGTTCTGTTTCCGAGTTGTACAAGACTATCACCTTCCTGCGGTATGTCGCTGTTTGCATCACAGTCCGTCTTGCTAAGGTCTATGTAGTCCTCGCCAACACCTACGCATAGGCGCCAATAGTAACGGTTGGATACATTCTCGTAGACACCCGGCTTGATATTGAAGTCTTGAAAACGTACCTGGTCGCCTTCCTTGAACGGGTTCTCGATAGCCGTCTCCCCATCATCAACCAGCAGATAGCACCGCCAAAAATCCTCGTGTTCCTCAACCTTTCCGCATTTCATTCCGGCAGCGGTGAACATGTAGTTCCCGCCTGCATAAGAGAGTTTCTTTATCTCCAGTTCGGAGAACATCGCCTTGATACGCACAAAGAGTTCGTCTACTTCAATGTAGGATTTACCCGTCTTGCTGTCTACTTTAATGACAAAGCCTTCACCGAGTGCACCGGAAGAGAAGTTCATGGACTGGATGTAGTCTGAAAATAATCCGCCTAAGAACTTTATTAAAAATCCAGCTTCGTCCGGTCTGTCTTTTCTTATAAAGAACTTGGATAAAGCCTCTATATCAAGAGCCTTAAAGTAGACAATTCGGTCGGCGGAAGTCCTGATGAACAGTGCTGGGTCGGCATCTGCGACGCATATATATATTTCCCCGAGATTCAGACCTTGTAAATGCTCTTCATCACTCGGAGATAAAGCAGGGGGAGCTGCCTGATTGTTTTCATTAAGAGCATCACCAAACCATAATATTTTACTAAGCCTTTTTTTCATACCTCAACCTTATCAACATTAGTAAATGCAGCTTTTTCTGCGCTGAATTGCAACATCTCTCCATCTTTGGCGTGGTCTATCAGGAATGCGGGGAAAGAGGCGGAAGAACCAGCTTCAGGAGAGCCACCAATACCTGCAATATCGTTATTCTGTAATTCAAGAGCCATATTTATATGGAACAACTGGCTATCTTCAATAACTTGCGTCATTTCCGGAACAGAACTTTCCGAACGGACATATCTTGTCCCGTCAATTTCCACCATAGAAAGGCATAAAATACGGTTTATGTGTTTTGCAAACCAATAAGGGACACCGTTTGAATTTCCTATTGTAAGATTATATACATCATAAGGTACTGCGTATAATTCTTCTATCTCTTGCATTTGGTTGCGATATTGCTCATTATCTATTCGAGGGGAATATCCTCCAGGTTTAAATCCTGCTTCCACACGAAAATTAAATACTTGCTGAATATCATCTACCCAAAATATGTTATCAAAAGCGGAGTTATTGCTTTTATGGGAATAACGGATAAGCACAGTTTCCTCTAACAAGTCATCAGAGGAGCATACGATAAAAGGTTCTGATGTATCTTCGTTGATTGTAACCGTATATACGGCATCCTCCAAGTCTCGAAGAATGGCGTAATACATCACTACATTGTCATTATGATTATATGTGGAAAGTGATATTGGTGTAGAATTTCCTGCGGCAAGATTGTTCAGGCTCGCTGAAACTTCCTCAGAAGCATTAGTGAATACCTGTATATGGATTTTATCAGAAGCGTGGAACTTCTGAATATAGTCCATATCAAGCCCAAACTTATCTTTTACAGGTGAGAAAAAAAGAGGGCAAACATCACCAACTTTTACCATGTCTTTTCGTCCTTTTATAGTGATGTGTAACTTCACACATCATGCGCAAATATACATACTATTTAGACCAATTCCAAATAATACATTGTAAAATAAAGAGTGCCTGATAGACTTATATGAAATCTCCTCATCTATTAATCCACACTCTTGACTATCAAAGAATATTTTACCGCTTCCGGTCGTCCATAATTATAGCTTGCACTTTTTACGTAGCCTTTATAGATACGCCCGTTCTTTTCCACCCGAATGTAACCCGTCAAGTCTGACAGTATTTCCAAATCTCCGGTCTTGACGGAAAGTTCTCCTACTGTGAACAGTTTGTTTTCCAATACAATGCTCGACCTTTCGCTAACTCCATTGATTGTCACATCACTGTTACCGTCAGATGATGTAAACTCCAACGCGTTGGCAAAAGCACCTATATACCTTGCGTTTGCTTCAATCATAAACCTTTGGGAATACATGGCATTGAACATAGTAGAAGGAGATATGACACCGGATATTGTATATCCATCCCTTACAAGCTTGTATTTTTCTCCGTCAAGTGATGCTCCAACAAAGAATATATCATTATCACTGTCGCTGTCAGTCGTATCTTCACCTCTTTTTTCCGCAAGAAATTCCATACCATAAGCATCGGCTCTATATGGGCTAACTAATTCCAATACGTTATCTGTCAATGTAATGCCGGTGGTGTATTCATTGGTAAAGCGGAATTCATCGCGACCATTTACACTGTCGTAATCCTGTTTGTCATACCCGACTTTTACCCCCGAATAAACCAGTCCGGCATTCACATTGTATTCCAAATCGGAAGTGCTGTCCTGCAAGTCCTTTATTTCTGTATCTTGGAATAAAGTATCACGATGAACAAATGTCACCTTCTCGTCACCGATTACAGGGACAAACCCAAATTCCGCGCTCATCCAATTGGCGAATTTGGTATAAGATGTATATATTTTGGCATTGGGAAGTCCTCGTATGCTTTCTGCCGGAACTATCATCGCCATGTCTAAACGCTCATCTACTCCGGTGGCGATTTCACCCGTTACATTGTTCTTATCAGTTATAGACCTCAGTAAACGGTTAAGCAATACTTTAGGACTGATACAATCTATTTTTACAGATTTTCCACGCTCGGAAAAACTTATATTTAACGGTGTGTCAAGACTGTTGAATTTAAAATTAACGGGAAAATTTTGATATATAGGGTCAGATTTTGCAAGTGCTATATTGAAATTAATCATCTCACCTGGAGATATTGTCAAATTCTCATCAATATCGACAGTGTATGTATTAAATGTTTGAATTGTAGCGGATTGATAATATATTTTAAGCTCTTTACTATTTTCATTATAAGAGGAAAGCCGTATATATATCGGGAAGGATACGCCTGGTCTCTGATACGTAATGAATACACTGAATTTTACTTTTATCCGTATGGTCAAATCCCTGTCAGATATATTTTTGAACAGATATTCTCCGAATAGACTTTCCGTACTTTCAAATCGGTTTTCAGCCGTATCAAAAACCTCTACAATGTCCTTTGTCGTAATTTCCGGTTGTCCTAACATATAAAAAGGAATAGTATAATAAGCATTAGGATAAGCAGTCATTACATGGGAAACATTAGGCTCTTCCGCGTCACTTGGTATAGACCATTTTATATCACTGTTCATCAACAATCTGTCATAATCCAAAGGCTGGGACTCCTTTATTTCTTTTACCGGGTATTCATACTGCGTGCCTTTCTTTGCCTTAATCAAGCTTGCGATACTGTTGTCGACGGCATTTATTTCGCACGTCGTATCATTGTAGGAAAATGTGGAGTAGTCCAAAGCGCATCTGAACTTTTCATTTAACAGCCATGAGTTATTCCGGGTATAAAACACGAGTGTTGCGGATGAGTTCAGGTAATTCGACAAATATTCTTTCAGCAATAGCGAATAAGCACCGTTGGCAAACTCAAATTTTGTGGAAAAACTACGAACAACTCCGTCATAATCCCCTCTCTTGAAAGACATCTCTACATCGTCCCAATTAACAAGCTCATTTGTGGCGTCATATGTCATTCCGCCTATCAACAGTTCACATCTGTAATACATATCTATTTCTTTTTTGAAGTTGAACGTATCATAGCATCTATGTCATCACACATACGTTTGACCATATAGGCATATTCTTTGGCGGAGAACGTGTTTTCATCAATGTGCATTTTTACATGAGACATTAAAGAAACGCGTTCTTTGGTAAAATATTCCCTATCCATTTTTATTTTCCCTATATCAGGAGATGTTTCCTGCAATTTTGCAAGGCGGTAGTTGTCAGAAGCGGAAACGCTGCTTATCCGGTTCTTTATCTTATCATGTTCGTCCTCTCTGAATTTATAACCCAAAGCAGACATGACTTCTACAGCATCACTCCAGTTTCCGGAAGAAATGAGTTCCTGACATATGGCAAGGCAATTTAATCGGATTTGAATTTTCAGCACTTCATTTTTCCGGTTTATTTGGGCGGAAACAGACTTTCCCCCTATTATTGATAAGTATTCATTGCATAGCTTCTCGGCCGCCAAAACCTTTTCTCTGATACTATATCTTCCGCCTTGAACAACCTTATCAATATCCCCCAGGAATATGTCTATAAAGCGGGAAAGGCATATTTTGTTTAAGTCATTATATATCATATCTTATACTCTGCTTGAAATCCAATTATAATCCGCGATATGGTTGGCTTTCTTCATAATCCGACCAATGTTCTGCAATTGTTTGGTATTGCTTTCCATCTTTCTTTCAAGTCGGCTGTAATCGTTGTTTACATTAACAACAATCCCCTCTTCTCTCATATTCTTTAGCTTTTGTTCCAATAAACCATAATCAGAAGTAAGCCCGCTACGGTCATAGATATATGATAAATCAGGGATTACCTGCGCATGCGCCGGAAGGTCTACCAATGTCGGCTTATCAGGAGTGATAAAAAGCCCGTTATTAGTTACGATACCCTCTTTCTTGCCGCCATCACCTACTATTGCCAAACCGCCGGGATGGTCTTTTGTTCCTTTGGCATATTTGGGAATGGGTTGGGCTGCTATTAGGGCTACTTGGGCGGCTCCCATAGCACCGACTAATGCAGCAAGAACTAAATTTGGAAGTGCTTTTGTCACAGCTAAAGCGGTTGCTATTCCTGCCTGAACAATAGAATTTGCTTTATCCCATTTAGCTTGCTTCTCTTGTAATGCAGCTTTTTTCTTTTCCAGCTCTGCATTTTTGGCGGCTGTCTTATCTTCGGCTGCACGTTTGCGAGCTTCTGCCTCTTCGGTGGAAATTGCACCATTTTCTTCAAGGGCTTCTATACGTTCTATTTCTTTATCGTATGCTTCATCGTTGGCTTCTTGTTCTTTTTCAACGTTTTCTATCCGGGCATCATATATATCGGTCATCAGCGAAGTGATGCCTGATACTATCTTCCCTACGGCTTCCGCCATGTTTTCAAAACTTAACTTTCCATCCTCTGCTACGTCAACCATTATATCAGATAACCCCTCGAATATTCCTGCCGTTTCACCAAGTGCATCCCTTGCGGCGGAGTTCATCCCTGACAAACCCTCTTTAAACTTGTCTATCCATTCTTCCCGTTTTTCGGTAGCATCATCATAATTTATTCCGTTTATCTGTGCTTGAAGGTTGGCTAACCTGTCTTCTAGCTCCTGATACTTTTCACTATTTGGGTCAAGAAGGGACATTTCAGCCTCCGCCTCTTTCATAAGTGTTTCAAGACGCGCCTTAGCATACTTAACCCCAATATCATATAATTTCTTTTCGTAATCCTCTTTGCTTATTTCGCCATTTGCATATTGTTTTTTTATGATATTAGCTTCTTTCAAGGCGGATGTTTCCTGCTCGTTTACCACCTTATCAGTATTTGCCTCAATCAACCCAATTCTTTCTTGGAGGTTTCGCATTATGAGAGAATTTTCCCGTTGCATGTACTTCATGCGTATCGCCACAACATCCTCTCCATTCTTTTCAGCATCCTTTATTTCCGCATCACGCATCATATTATTGAGTTGTATTTGGAGATTAAGCCTTTTGTCTAATTCTTCATTCGAGCTTTCTCCAATGGAAGCCAATCTGTTTTCAAGATTTGTTTTTTCTATTTCAAGCAGTTCTTTATCGTATTTATCGTTTATTTCCGCAATGGCTTTTCCTTTCAGCGTTTCAAGATTTTTCCGAAGCTCTATTTCTTCGTCTGTCCTACCCTTTATCTCTTTAATCCTATCATCGTATTCCTTACTGATTTCAGCTATTTCTCTTTCTCTACCGTCAGCTATCAATTCTATTTTAGATTTGGATAAATCCTCTGTTATCTTCTTGATATATTCAGCGTATTCTTCCGCTTTCTTTTTTTCATCGTCATAAGCTTTATTATTTTTACCCGGGTCATTAACCAATGCTCCTACATTGATATTTTTAGCCATTCCCTCCAAAGTCTTATCGTAATCGGTCGTCACTTTCAATAAGAACTTCCAAGCCTCTTCCTCTTTTTTGGTTTGCTCTTGTGCTTTTTCTAAATCAGACCTTCTTTTTGATAAATACACAGATTCTCGCTTACTACCTTCTTCTATGCCTTTTTCTCTCGCCTTTTGGGTAGCCTTTTCTAATGCTAATTTTGCTTCTTCTTCTTTTCTCTGTGCTTTTAAATACGTGTTATATTGATTAGTCCTTTTTATCCAAGCTTCATATCTTTGTGATGCAATTTCTGTCATTTTATCCAATTGGGCCCTTGCAATAGCATTTGCAACAAGTTCTGTACGAAGTTCTTTATAAGATTTGGTTGCTTTGCCTGCAAGAATTTCCTCGTTTGACATATTTTCAAAATATGAAGGATATTTACTTCGCAACTCATCAATGGCAGCAATACGTTCTTGCATAGAACGTTTGTTGTCTTGCGTTGCTTTGTATAACAAATCCAGCTCTGTTCTTTCCTTAATACTATCAGAAACTCCCCTACGCCTTGCATTTGCCAAATTAGTTTCCGCACTCGCTATTTCACTGATTGACTTCTTTGCCTTAAACAAACTCGCAACCCAATCTATAATCTCCGAACTATACGCAGACAATAATGTTATACCTATTACAAGTGCTGATTGCCAAGAAAATAAACTGCCAAGAAGTTGTTTCCATACCGGAACCGCAGTTTGTCCTTCGGCTTTCATCCGCTTAAACTCTTCACTTGCTCTTTTTAATTCATCCACAAACATTGGCAAGTTATTGGATATGGCAAGGAAGAATTGATTGAAACTCATTGTCAAAGACGGTAACTCTCGCAATAACTGCTGCGTCTGAACATTAAGCCCATTCCAAGAGGACGCATAATTACCTACATTCCTTTGATAATTCCCAAATTGAGAGTCAATTTCTTTCAACTTATTATTCAAAGCATTGGCTTGCGCTATCAAATTCTTTCCGACACTACTTTCCCGGTCAGCTTCACTCAACGCCTTATACCTTTTCTGCAATTCAAGCATGGCGGCATTCATTTCATAATAACTGCCGGAAGCTGAAATAATTGCCGTGGAATGATTTTTTATCAAAGCCGAATATTGTTGATTTTGCGCCATCAATTCAGTATGCCTCTGCTTTAATAGCGAAGACTGCTTTATATATTCAGACAAAGTTATTTCCCCATCTTTATAAGATTTTCCAAGAGCTTTAATATCTGCATCAATCTTTTTCATAGCCTCTTTATTGGCTATGGTATCAGCCGTTAACTTAGTAACTTCGCCATCATATGCCTGTACGGTGTCGATTATGGCGGCATAGTTCATATTTGCCGCCTGCAATTGAGTGGATGCCTGGCTTATTATATTACTTGCTGTTTGGGTACTTTTAGCCGCATTATCCTGCGCCGAAGACACCTGGTTGGATGCGGAAGATAATCCGGCAAGCATATCACTTGCATTCTTGATATTTTTAGCGAACTGTTCAAACAGAAGGTTTAACTTTTGCAAAGATGACATTGAATTTAGTTGCTGGGATACTTGACGTAGCACGGTAAGTTGTTTTGCCTGAATAGATGCCATATTTTCTTGCGTCTTATTCAATTTCTCCAACAGCGAGGTATAATTACGTGCTTTTTGGGAAAGTTCATCAAATGTTTTGGGATTAGTTTTTACTCCTTGCGCCAACTCCTTAGCAAGCTCCACATAAGACCCTTTTGTACTATCAAATTCAAGACGGAGTTCCTTTAATTGTTGTACGGCTTTTTTGTCGACTAAATCGGTAATTATAAATTCGTTTGCCATAAGTCCTAATATTGAGTGCCATGCAACATCACATGGTGATACAAAGATATTGAATTATTTAGAATTTTCTAAATAAGAAAAGCAAAAATGAAAATCAGAAAGGGAAGAAAAAAAGAAAAAGCCAGATGTAATGTCTGGCTTTATCATTTAGAAATAATCTTAATAATGCAATTAGTATATCACTGCATTTCCACTGATTATATATACCGGTAAATTAGACCTACCCTTTTCTATTTTTTCAATACTAAACGAAATAATTCCATTTGCGCCCATCTCTTTGGCTTTATTAACTGCGGATGAAATCATTCTTTCATAAGTAGGGACATAATATTTTCCAATAGATATGCTTCTTTTTTCATGCACATAGTTTCTATCTTCTTTTTTTACTTTATTTCCTGAATGAAACTCCAAATATATTGGACCTACGGGAGTAAAATCCTTATTCCCAATTTCAGTAGGATTAATTACAAAGTTAGGGTCTTTGACATATTCTCTATAATCAAGGGAATATCCTATTTCATAATAAGTGCTCTTACATGATGTTACTGATAGCAAAATCAGAAACAAAAATAATAGTTTTTTCATAAGCCTTTAAATGTTATCAAATTTTTTATGTTGCATAAAAGATATTTGTTTTAAGTTTTGTTTGCAAAGTAATTCCTAATAAATCATTTTGACAATATTTTTAACGGAAATCTTTGTAATTTAGACTGATTATAAATAGTTTATCACTTCTTTTTCCCAAATAGTTCAGAGTGGCTTCCAAGTCTAAGAAGCTCAATCCCCGTCTGTATCAAAAGATAATTATGCTTTATATGGTGTCCCATTTTCATAAAGAAATTCAGGAGCAATGTCCGCACCGTTTGCCCAAAATACTGTACCGTCAACCCCGTAACGCTCAAACTCGCTTTCATCTTTCAGTTCCTCGAAAGCCGGATATTTCAGGAGTGGCGTTAAATCTACTTTTCTTCTTTCTCCATTGTTGAACGTACACAAAAGAGTGTATTTACCCATATATTCAGCGGATTCTACTAATAGTATCATATCATTGTCTTTTTATCGTTTAACCTTTTCTATCTTCTCACCGTTTTGCGCCTTTTCCCAAATTTCAAGTAATTGCGCTTCGTGGGTGTCTATGTATTCATTTATCAGTCGGATAGTCTTTGCTGTTCCCTTACCTTCTACCATCCTATCTTTGATAGTGATAGTAAACCAGTTGCCACCGTCTTTAATGTGCAGGTGTGGTGGGTTGTGGTCTTGCCCGTACATGTATATCAGAATACCCCGAATAATGTCTATTGCGCTCATGCCTTTTCTGTTGTTGTTTTGAATGAGCCAAAATCTGTCGTATCAATAACCCCGGCATATTTACCAGAACGCGCCTCGTTTATGGCTGCAACCGTCTCTTCGTTAGGTACTGAGTACATTGCGTCCATTAAAGTGCTTTCTACAAAATTATTCAAACTCCTGTTCGCTTTTTTGGCATGTTCCTGCAAGATTTGCAATAAATCCTCACGCAAGCGGAACGAAGTTTGTTTTCTTACTACTGCTTCCATATTATTATTTGCATTACATTGTATTATATTGTACAGCAAATATAATACAATATTTTGGGCGACCAATCAAAAATAAGAAAAAAGTAATCCAAATAATTAATTTTCTAATAAGAGGTTTGCTATTTCAAAGATAAGGGCTATCTTTGCGGTGCTTGATACAACATAATAACTCTTGGGCAAAATAAAGCGAACAAATTTTGTACAAGATATTGGGAAACCCTCTAAGGTGGCAGAAAGGAAACAATCTGCGACTTCTATGCCCTGCGTATGTTGTGTCAAGCACACCTACGGAGGGTTTCTTTTTATCATAATTCGTTATAATATGCTTGACACAACGAATGAGTTAATTCCAAATCAGAAAGGTATGACCTCTCTTCAAATAGCAGAGGTCACGGGTAAAAGGCATGATGCTATCTTACGAGACATCAGGAACTTACTCAAACAAGGAGTAGCTGCCCACAATTTTGTGGAGACCTCTTACACTGACAAGTCTAATAGGCAAAGTCCTTGTTTTAATCTCACCCCTAAAGGCTGTCTTATTCTTGCATCAGGTTATGATGCGGTTCTGCGTGAAAGAATAATCAACCGTTTAGAATACCTCGAAAATGAGAAAAAAGTTATCAAGACTCCACAAACTTATCTTGAGGCATTGGAAGCGTTAGTAGCTTCTGAAAAGGAAAAGGAACAACTCCGTATTGAAACAGAGCAGCAACAAAAGCAAATCGAGCAGAAAGATGTAAAGATTACCAAACTCCAGCCTAAAGCCGACTTCGCCGAAGCTGCCTTCAAAGCAGAGGGCAAAGTAGACATAGGTCAAGCCGCAAAGATACTCAATCTCGGTTTTGGGAGAAACACCCTTTTCGGAAAGCTAAGGGATGCGGGCATATTCTTCAAAGACAGGAACGAGCCGAAACAAAAGTATATTGACGCAGGCTACTTTGAAATGACGCTGTTGCCGCCAATACGCAGAGACAACCACCCTGACATATTATGCCAAAAGGTGTTTTGCAAACCAAAAGGTCTTGCCTACATCAACCATCTATTTGGCGGAAAGCCTTCTGATGGGAAAATAGCAAAAATCAAATAGCATTGAAGCATAAACATTTACAGGTACGGAGTAATGACGTACAGCTACAACTATACCCAAAAACATATTGCCACGTAAACAAGCATAGATGCACGTTGAGGTTTCGACCAACGTTCACGTTATGATACCCCGCCAGCAATACGGCTGGCGGGCAGATGGCAGGAATAATGACTAAAACAAATATTCATCTATTATGGAAATCAGCACAGCAATGATGCAACACATCCTCCGATTGACGGAAGGATATACGGATTTATTGAACGAGCTTAAGGAAGTCAAGGCGGAACTTGCAGAACTCAAAGGAGAAAAGCCCAAGAAGCCGACAATTCATGAAACCAAATACCCACACATGAGTATAATAACCAGGAAATGATTGTATAAGGCGGGATAACTCCCGCCTTTGTTCTGTTTTTAATATTTTTCAATTTAAAGGCAGAAAAATTACAGGGGTTATACAAAAAACAGTGTTCTTTTTTTAATATCAGAACCAAACATATTCAATCAGTTTCCCGTTGAACATTTCGCCTCTTGGGCAAAAATTGAAAACCCCGTCTTTCTCATAAAGGATATATACTTTCCCCTCCATCTTTGCGGCTTTTCTTGCAAGCGAACGCATCTTAGCTATATCTGCCATTCTCTTTTTGTTTTCACACGCACATCCCATTATAAACCGAATTTTCTAAAATAATCCGCAATACCTTGCTTTATATGCCTTTCCATGAATGCCTTTCTCGCATAAGAACCGACCTTGTAAATCGCCTGTCCGTATTTCTTTTCTATATCACCGCTAAAGCTTATCCCCACACTTTCAATCCTCAGTCCCTTATCTATCGGTACGGCTGTAATAGAATCGTGAAATTCACCCGTAATTATCAGGTTTGGCGTTCCTTTTGAACTTACAGGAGCGTTTATCAGCGAAGAATACATAAGCGGGGCTACCCTTTGCTTGAAAGCAGCATAGCCTTTGGCGTTCTTATACCAATACCCTGCTTCTTTGGTGTTGAAGTACGGGTCATTAAGGTAAGTAGGGCGTAACGGTTTGTCATTTCCGTTAATACCTGACCATAGTTGTTCTACAATATATTGGGAAACTTCTTCTCTGTTTTTTACCATAATATCCCGTATCATCGGTTCAAATCCGGTAGCAAACCGTCTGAAATTTTCTTCTGCTTCAATAATGTTAGCCATAGTCAAGACAATTTAGGGGCGAATGAACGCCCCTAATTAAACGATACCACCATCATAATATACAATCATCTTTTTTCTGTCTTGCCGCACCGGAAGATGCTATATCATCGTAGATGGACGAAAGGGTTTTCTCCCTTTCTTCGGGCGGTCGGTCAAGAAAAAACACATTCTTATGTGTGTTTATGAAGTCCCTCTTCTTCATATTTCTCACCCTCTCTTCATTGAATGTTACACCTTCTACTATCATGTCCAAGCCTCAATACCTGTAATTCCGGCTTCTTGCAATACAGAGGGAGATGCAAGGGTAACGGGGTCCTCGCCAACGGTAGTAATGACCCCGTTAGCATAAGAAGCACTTGTCGCCCCGTCCAACGCTTTTTCTGCATTCTTTGCCAGTAATTCACCGTAATACTCCGTAATATCCAAATTTCCGAAGTGCTCAATCAATTTATACTTGTTTGATTCCGTTGATACCAAATCGACATAAACCAACCCTTTCAATGCGTCAACGACATCAAAATCATAAGCTCTCACATCCGCATTCTTGATATATTTCTCGTAATCCTTGAACATGGTTGCGATAGTCAAGTTGGCCTCTGTACCGGAAGAATCCCAATCCTGACCGCCCGGATAAACGCCGGACAGTGGAATGCCCGCCAAATCTTTCGTACCGTCATTCATTCCGTAAATGACGTTGTTCTCATCTACAAAATAAGCATCAAATGCCACATTCTTTGCCACCATGATGTTTGCTTTCAAGCTGGCATCGTAGTCCTGCAAAGTCCATACATCATTTTTAGCTGAATAACTTGTGATTTTAGTAGGACCGTATCCCGTAGCAGAAGTTTGTGCCTCTCCACCGGAAGGTGCATATTCTACAATCGTTTTGATAGGGAATATTCTTCCCGGACGGTCTGCATGGCAAGCCTTTTCAAAGGCTTCCGCTGTTTTCTCTATAGGTATCTTATGACCGTGAATAGTCAGTATGATAGCTTTTATTTTACCGGGGTCAAGCACACACACGGAACTGCCCGTATTAAAAGTTGCAACGCCCGGACACTTTCTATAATCTGTTGCCATAACATTTTACTTCTTTAACTGTTAAACTTAAATTAGTTATTTCAATAGCATCAATCTTTTCCTCAATCTCTTTACCATCGGCATCGAAGGCGCCTCTGCGACCGAATACGAGATTTTCCGAATAAGAATGGGCTACATGTCCCGAATATCCAAAATCAAACCTTTTTTCAGAACCTATTTCTTTGATTAGAGCATCATACAATGGTCTTAAGAAGCCTTTAAAAGACACTTCTATACGCTGTTCGTTAGTATAATCCTTAAGCGTGTTTACCGCTATGATAAGATTCACATCAGCCTTGCAATACACTTTACTATCTGTCTTATCCTCTATAAACGGAGTATAAAGCCCGATTAAAGGAAAGCGTTTTGCAGCGGTCTGAGGAATCTTTTTTTGCGTTAGGATGGCTTCCCTTATATATGTGCTGTCACCAAATATATAATTCACATCATACCCAATCTTGGAAGATACTCTTTTGCATATATCACTGAAAATCTCTACTATCATAGATTGAACGTGTTTATAGGTTTCAATAATGATTTATCGAACGTCCAACCTTCTATATGTTGCGTATCAAGCCATTTATAAAGGTCTGCGTTCATTCTAACCATGTCATTCCATGCAAAAACCATTTTCCCCATAGGAGATACAAGTTCACCAATATCACTGTCTTTTTTTACACCGTTGACGGTTACATCACTCTGATGGTTTCTTGCGTAGAAAAAGTATATGTAGTTGGCGATGGGAGAGATTTCCATCCCTCCCATAGTGCCAACCAGGATACTTTTTAAATCATCCCACAGTTTTACAGGCTCTTTCTCTTCTGACTGGAGATATTCGGAAAATTGTTCATATACTTCTTTACCAAGAACCTTTATCAGGTATTCCGTTTCATAATAGGATATATAGTTGTCTACGTCTCCTGTTATAGCAGATGTTGTCAACGACGGAGCAACATCCGGAGAAACTATTCCACTAATTAATAGCGGCCCTTGAAAAAAAGCATAATCAATGAGCATACATTAAACATTTTTATTATCCATAACCGGAGATTTCTTTTCTCTCTTTTCAGGATATTCCCGTTTTTCGGGGGATTTGGGACGCCCCTCTTCAATAGAGATTAGCCCCATCTCCTTTCTTATACGGTTTTCCTGAATAATTTTGTTTACCTCCGTTGCTTTACCACGTATAACTATAACCTTTTCCATAGTTAACCAACCGATATTGCAATTGCAGTGATGACATCAGAAATATTTCCATATGTGAATGCGGCCGGATTGTATACGGGCATCTGTACTTCTTCTTGTGCTATCAACACAACAGAATTGCGCAGCTTGGTTTCCACATCCTCCGCAAACTCAACACTTAAATTGCTCCAATCAACTAATGACGCACCGTTTGCCATATCACCGGCAAAGTATTTGCCCGGGTTAATTTTTGTGGTTTCAATAATCGGCCTGCCGGAAATATACTTAACGCCGTTAACGTTCGTAACAAGTCCGAGAGACCGTCCGGACGTGTCTTTCGCAGTCTCTGCCTCGAATACGGTAGACGGATTCAGTGCAATAAACGATGGAGTATACTCTGCATATGTCATAATGGCGAATATAGCATTGACTGCATCGCCAATATTGGGCGTATTCACAGAGTTGAACAAGTTATTTTTGACCTTGAATGTAACAGAAGCGGCATCGGCAACGGTGGCATATTGATAGTCAATAACAATTTTTCTATCATTCATTTTGCGAACGACAAACGTTTTATTGAATTCTTCAACGGAAGAGCCGGCAAATGTAATCTTTTGCCCATCAATAATTTCCGGCTGAGCATTGGCGAACTCCACAATAGACTGTTTACCGCCATTATAAGTACTTACTGATTTCACAGCACCCGCAATACCGGTTACTACATCCCCACTGATGATGTTTTCTGCCGGAAGAATATCATCGTAGTTTGCAATGCCTTTCAGGTTATCACCCTGTCCGTCACCAAACATAATCTGAAAATCCTCGGCCATTCTTACCCATGACGCAAGGCGGTTAAGCAGCCATGAACGTACATAGATTCTCGAACGAAGCAAGCGTTTGCTCAAAGGAACATAAGTACCGATACGGCATACTCCAACAGTCTCTTCCTTGATTTTGAAGGATGATTCCGGCAATCTTCCATTTTCCGATACAGCAGCGGCATTTCTATCCAAGTCATAAATCTGCGTAAATGTGATAGTAGGATATGCGGGGTCTCCCTGGTCTACAGTCATAATGTCGCGAATATGTGCACCTTCATTAATTTTGGTTACAACAACACCGCTTTGCCGGGTGATAAGTTTGTCCCCGGAATAGTCATTAGTCATGTTTACCGGGTCTGTTACATCTTTCAAGTCAATGTCAAATCTGCCCGAGCTCTTGGTTTTTCCATCCAAGAAATCCTTGAATTTTTCGGAATCCAAGAATTCATCAATTTTCTTTCCGAGATTGTTGGAGCCGTTGGTTACATTAAAGCCTTTTGACTTCAAAACTTCCAACTGCTTTGAAAGCTCTTTAATTTCATTCTTAAAATCTTCAAGTTCCTTAATGGCAATGCCAACCTTTCCGTCCTCATTGAGAGCCTTAAGCTGGTTATCTACGTCTTTCATTTTTTCATTGAATGAACTTTCAGAGATAAGCCCTTTAAGAAGTTCTTCTACTGTGTCATTCACCTTTTTTTGAATTGTACCGAGAGTTTGCTTTTCCTCTAATGTCAATTCGCTTTCTTTTTTTGCAAATTCAATAAAATTCATCCTACTTTAATTTTATATTAAACCTTTAATAGCAAGTCCCTCCAAAGAAAAAGTGCGCTTGCGGCTTTCTTCTTGGCGAGTGCCCTCCGGCGGCTCTGTATTCTTGTTTATAAAACTTCTATAAATTCTTGCATAGCATTTCGGACATCTTACATACGCGGCAAGGTCTTCAATGCTCTTTTTTTGAGCAATGATGTTAAGCACCTGTTCCTGTATCTCCGGCTTAAGTTTCGCCATTTCTGCGGAAACAACATCTTCGGCCATCCAGCGAGTATAATTACCTACACTGTCTAATACTTGATTTTCTAAAGTTTCCTCCGGAACGCTACCGTAATCGAAAGAAAGCCCACAGTGTGGACAAGTTACAATATCCTGACCGGATAACGCTTTTTCTATTAAACTTAAATTCATATCCAACTCTTTTAATTTATCGTCGGAATACCGCATTGTGAGAGCCTTTTTGATAAAACCTATGTGTTCCTGAATTGTCTGCTTGTCGGCATTCTTAATGTCAATAAGAAATGTTTGTGGATTGGCTCCCCAAGATGACAAGGTTGAATATTCCCATAAAGACCATTCCTTTACAATCCTCTTATCCTTGTCATCTCTCTTTATGGCCTTTACACCGATGGAATGTTCAAGGGTCTTTCCGTATTCCGCATAGAGCTTGTAATCTTCCAACACGTCACGCCCGATTTGTTTTTTCAGGTTTATGGCACCGGTCATAACAAGATTGCCATCCGTTTCCTTTCCTTCAATCGGGCATCCTAAAAGGATGGTTTTATCGTGATTATACAACCACTTTACACGGCTAAAATTCTCTTTTAACGTTTTATTGAAAGAACCTTTTGCCGAAATATCTCCATCTGCATCTTGAATGCCTATCCCGTTTACAGCCACAGTTACAATGCCTTTCTCATCGACATCGTTCGTCCTTGTTTTACATGTTATATCTTTAAGCTGCTCCATTGTTATTTGATTTTGTGTTACTCAAAGAAATAATACTCTTTATCTTTTCCGCCTCTTGGTCGCTCATTTCCAGTATAAGTTTATCGTATAACGGATTTGAGACCTTTGACTCTCCGATTTGTGCTCTCCAATCGTTAAGTGTGATTACCCCGCTAAGGAATTCATTTTTGCACTTTATTGATATGATGTTCAAAGTCTGTTGCCTTTCCTTGTTCCCTGACTGCAATGCGTCTACATCGGAGTAGTCAACATCTAAATACATACCGCTCTTTTCAAGTCCCAAGAATCGGGTAAGCCTTCTTACAAATGATTTGGCTTCCGGGATAATTATATTGTAATAGACACTTCTTTCTGCTGTCTCCTGATTATTGAATGTACTGTTGTCTTTTCTTGGCACAAGTTGTGCCGGTATAGAGAATGCACCAGCTATCGATATGGCGTCTTGCAATGTCTCATCAAACGGTTGCAGCTCCTGAATGCTCATAGATGTACGAATAAAGTCCGTATCAGTATTAATGATTGCTACTGGGGATTTGCCACCACCTAATCCGTAAACATTCTCATACTCCTTACGAATACCTTCCTTTTCATCCGGCGTAAGAGCAACACTTCCTGTTTCATCTTTCTTTCTCGATACTATAATTCCAAGTGCACCTCTTTTTGTATATATTACATTTCTTGCCTCGTAAACCGATATAAGATTGGATATAGGCTTTATCTGTGATACAAGCCTGCTTTGTCCCTTGAGGTTACAGGTAAAAGTGTTTACATTAGGCTCTTTTACATGAAGGATTATTTCCGGCGGCATATCATCCATGATACCGGCGTAGGATAATCTATAATATTGGATAATATCAGATACACTTGCCGGAGAAAATAAAGGGGCTTTGTTTTGCGCAACAATATCAATACTGCCCGAAGGAAGAACCCAATAATCGTCACATCTCTTCCACAATTCCTTTTTTGTTTCCGAAAACACAGATGCTTTGATAAAAGAATTACCTGTCAGGAATTTATATAAAAAGTGAAGTGATACGAACTCATCGAATGATTGTAATGCGTTTGGCTGCGTCAAGAACTTGTTTATGTTGTCATTGCTGAATACGACTGAATCGTCCTTTGTTGATTTCAGCATAAAATTACCCTTGACAATCTTGTCTACCAAATATCTTACTGGGAAAAATACCTCCGGAACAGATTCGTATAGGGTGATGAAGTTATCAGAAGCCACATAGGGAGATGCAATATCATATAGTACGTTGCGTACATATCCGTAGACATTCCCCTGTTTGTCGCTGATTAAATCTTTGGACTTGCCTCCAATAGATAAATGAAAATTCTTTGTCTCAAAAGATAAATTCATGCTTAAATAAAAAAGGCAACAACCATATACATGATTATCGCCTTTGGTCTTTTAGTTCAACAATGGGTAGTATGTTACTTAACATACCAAAGGCTATTATTTTATGCAAATATACTAACTAACATATTGAATAGCAAATAAAAAACGAACTATTTTTATTTAGACTAAGTAAAAATAACAATTTAAAAAAAATTCTTTCTTATATACTTGGACATGGCGGATATGATGTTAATAGCAGAGGCGCTGTCCTTACCGTTATAGTCCAAAAAGTCATTCATAAATAACAGATAATCAGCATTACTTTCATAACCGCCTGAAAACCTTACTTTCTTCTTGATAAAGTCTTTGTTAGCCTCTATTCTAAGCTTGTAGTCGGATGAAGAAGATATTACCTTTATTTCCCTTAATTCCCTCAACTCCCTTACTATATGGAAGAATGCTTTTTCACACTCGAATATAACAAGCCCCTTTGCGTTTTCAACACATCTGAATAACATATCACTGTCATAGCAGCCATGATATACTACATCCTTTATATCTATGTAATCATGTATAACGCACGACACAGCGGTCATCATTCCGAAATTATCAGGAATAACGTATAACAACTCGCTTCCGGCTGCATCCGCATTAAAGTACAACACATCATCTTCGGATTGAACACTTCTTTTCCTCTTGAGGGAGAATCTTGTATATTCATCTTTGAACACGTCTACAACAACGTATCTAAATGTGTCCGTACAATGTCCAAACTCCTCATAGCTTTGCCCGGTTTCCTTGTTTTTAATCCTTTGCTTTAAAATAGCCCCGTTAGCATCTTTCTTCACGTTCTCATAGTCTCTTATTGACTTCTTGCAAGAATCGTCTATACCTATATTTATTCCGTATAGATTACCGGACAATATGGCGTTTATAAACTCACCCGACAAAGCGACTGAAGGATTGGAGGCTGGAACACAATCATTAACTACAAACCTCTGTTCCAAGCACTCAATAAACTTATCCAAAAATGACCTTTTTTCATCATCTATTGTATTACCGCTTCTTGTAGTGGCATCGCCATGAACAAATAACACATCCGCATACCCGATAGACGTAAGCCAGTCCCTTGTCATTGACGCTGCCTGAGTAACGGTATTATTAGGATCTTCCGCGCATATTTCGTGTATCTGCCTGAAATTGTTGTCGTTTTTTTGCCATAGCGTTACGGTAATATACGGAAGTACGTTATTGTCAACCGATATATGAATGGGTGTTTTAGGATCATACGGATAATTCCCCCTATGTTTTCCTGCATCAAATGCGTACAGGTATTCTCCGCCAGTCCTTATGCTACCCCAGTCTCCGAGAGCGTAAATGCGGTAATAGTTATAATCTCTTTTTTTATCCTTTTCAAAGTCGGCAACTGCCTGCCTGTCATAAAAGCCATAAGTGCCGTCAGGGGAGCCGACAACCCAAAAGTTATTAAGGTAGGTAGACTTTAATATCAACGTATCAGGCGCATGCACTTCCTCTTCGCCTGTGCGCGGATTGGTGATTATGCGGGGAGAATTAATCATCTTTTTGGCTATGGTGGTATATTCCTTTGATAACACCTCGCCCGTCAAAGTATTCTTAATCCCATGCAGGCTATTGTCGACTTCGTGTAAGTCCTCTTTATCGAAAATATTCTTCTTTATCCAATGTTCCTCCGATATGGGATTAAACATGGATATTATTTTCTGCCCCAAACGACCTCTCAGACGTTTTTTTATCTGCTTGAAATCCGCTTCGGCAAAGTCGCTCAATTCTTCGCATACCACAAATTGGTAACTTTCAAGCCCCTTTATTTTTTCAGGGTCGTCAAGTCCGCTGAACGTGACATACGAGCCGTTGAAACATTTAATAGCGTTTTCCCTGTAATCAAACGCTTTGGATATACCAAGACTGTTAGCCGCTTCCTTAAACGCTTTATATATACTGTCCGCTATGGTTGCGCCGGTCTTTCTATAAACACGAGTATTATATCCGTTAGATAAACAAAATAATAGGATTGCCTGCGATACAGAAAATGATTTTGAAGATGATGAACCGCCTATGAGAAATATAAATCGTATATCATCATCCTTTAATGCTTTTTTCAGATGATGAAAGTTCGGATTGAACTTCCGGTAATCGAATGTGATTCTTTCGTTACTCATCTCCCGTATCTATATCAAAAAGCATACTTTTCAAATCAACCTTGGTAGGCTTATCAAGACCGAACATCTTGCACACACGTTCTATTGCCCATGTTTTGGAAACGGTTTTTACTTTCTTCTTCCCGTCATACTCTTCTGTATAGTCAGTAATAGACTCTCCCCTGATAACATCAGCACACAACTTGATTATTTCCTCTTTGGTAATATCGGATTTTTTCTTCTGCTCTTCTTGAAGCTCTTTCACCCTTTGGGTTACCTTTGGGTTAGACAACAACTTACAAGATTCTTCCCACACTTGTTTATCTTTCATCTTCTCGCACGAATAGGCACGACGATAAGCATCGGAAGCATTACCGCTTTCGATGTAGTAGTTGCAAAAATTCTCTTGTTTGATTGTAAGTCCTTTCATGTCTTTTCGTTAGTATGGGAAGCATGCCACTTGACATGCTTTTGCAAAGATAATAAAAATATATTGCAATTATAGCGCATATTTTAATGTTCTTAATCATGGCTTATTGGTTATACACTCAACCCAAATTCCCGGCAACACCAGCCACGTGGGTATAGAGTGTCCTTTAGGCGATTTGGCAGTCCGATTTCACCTGGACGTATTGAGCCAAACAGCCAACGGACTTTCCTCTTGAATGGTTCCAAACTCCCGTATAACGACCGAGCCTTTCAAGGGGCGAATGACATCAACCTGCATCCGCTTCGAGGTTTTAGGTGGGGTGACACCCGTACAAGCATCCTCTAAGTGCTTCCTTGTATCGTACTTCCTGCGGTTTCCCGCCCCGTTTTCACAGCCCTCTACAAGGTTCCTTCATCGGTCAGAGGTGCACACACAGCGTCATGACCGATTGTATACTGGCTTTAAATAGAAAGCCCCGTAATAGGTACGAGCTACTACGAGGCAATCATATATAACCTCCATAAGGAGAATGTTTAATCAATGTCTGGTAACATCCCGTACTTGTTACACGGGTAAAAGTAGGAATGTTTTTTTTGCACAATCGGAGAAAAGGAACAATCTTTAATATTTACTTTTCATCCTGTCGTTAAAAGGGGCTAAAAGGTGACAAAAGCACCTAAAAGGGTGATATAATAAAAATAACATGCACATTACCAACTAATAATCAATATATTATAGATATAGAAGGGCATCTTTATATTAACATTTTATTGTATTTATAATGATATGTTTACACATTGATATTGTTCACGAAATCAATGACCTTTCTATTCGCTTCATCAACTTTTTTCATATCGAAACGGATATAGATGTCGGTTGTTGTACTGTTCGCCCAACTATGCCCAAGCGCGTGGGCGATTACCTCTTTGGGGACATCGAGTTCTGCCGCTACCGTGGCCCATGTGTGTCTTGCCCAATATGAGGACAAATCAGGGAATAGGGGATTTCTACTCTTTTTCCCTCCCAATCCCTTCCTTTCTGTCTCTCCAATCTGTTTTAGCCCTATTCCCATACGATGCAGGAAATCCTTGTAATTTCCGTATTCGTCCATTATATTAAGAAGATAATCCTTCCCTTTGTATTTCTCAATTATATCCTGCGCTTCCGGTTCTACTTTAATACTGTATAATTTCCCCGTCTTAGCTCTTTTATATTCAAAACGACCATTTACCAATGCAGAATGTTTTGCGTTGAACAAATCGGCTGCATTTACTCCTATGAGATAGAACATGAGCATGAACATATCCCTATATCTAATCTGGTATTCCTCACATGGATAATCTCTCAATAACCTAAGTTGTTCTGCTGTAAGGCTGCGTTTTCGGGTTTCCTCTTTCTTTATTGAAAACCTTCTGAATGGATACAATGTTGTGTACTCCTCATCAATGGCGTAGTTGAATACACTACGTATGTTCCGTAAATGAATAGCGTAGGCATTAACCTTCATCGTCTTTGCCATCCACGCTTCAAAGTTTTCCAGCCATGACTTATCCATGCTCTCAAAAGTACAATGACTATCGTATTCCTCAATCTTGTTTCTTGTGGTTGTATATATAGACTTAGTCCCCTGATTGGTTTTCTTGGAAACGAATTCATCAAGATAATAGAGAAACGTCTTTTGATTTTCAACCTTGCTACTTATAGCGTCCTCTATCAACTTCTTCAAAGCTTTGTCTGTAGTTGATTTCAACTTTTCTTGTTGCTCTAAAGTAAATATTACTGTTTCCGCCTTGTTTATTATTCCACGGGCAACTATATTCCTCGGCTTGTAATTTTGTGCACGCACAGAATATTCATTCCCATTCCATTCTTTTTCCGATGCACTTAGCTGCGTAGCTATCATTATTTGTTTGTTGTGGAATACATTCAACTTTATCGGATAAGTGCCATCTTTTTTTTGCCTTCTTTTATCAAGGTAGAATTTAACCGTTGCCAT